TATTTACATTCTGTTAATAAATTAGGTTCCCCATCAACCTTTAAAATTTCATCTGAAACCAAAACAGAAGCTCTTACCAAAGCAATAGAAGAAGCCTTAAAACTAATATAAATAATAATATTTATAAACAAAAATTTATGTCTCAACCAAACCACGAAGAAGGTTTTATCAATAAGAAGAAACCAAAAGGTCCAATTAAATTTAAAATTGAATTAAACAGCGAACAAAAAGAAGCAAAACAATTAATCTTAGACAATCCAGTAATATTATTAAGAGGCATGGCTGGTAGTGGTAAAACATTAGTTGCTTGTCAAGCTGCATTAGATTTAGTTTTTAAGAAAGAATTAGAAAAAATCATAATTACTCGTCCTACAGTTTCAAAAGAAGAAATTGGATTCCTTCCAGGTGATTTAAAAGAAAAAATGGATCCTTGGTTAGCACCCATTTATGCAAATCTTTATATGTTATATGATAAAGAAAAAATAGATAAAATGTTAGCTGAAGGACAAATTGAAATTGTTCCATTTGCCTTTATGCGTGGACGTACATTTCCAAACAGTTTTATTATTGTAGATGAATGTCAAAATATTACTCATTCTCAAACTGAAATGATGTTAGGTCGTTTAGGTAAAGGTGGTAAAATTGTATTTTGTGGTGATTTAGCTCAAGTAGATCTTAAAAGTAAAAAAGATTCTGGTATTGGATTTTTCCCACGATTAGAAGAACGTGTTAAAGGTGTAAAAATGTTTTCATTAAAGAAAAATCACCGCCATGAAATAGTAGAAGATATATTAAAGACTTATGAGGAATTCAGAGATGTAAATTAATCTCTAAACTCTTCCAATATTTATAATAAATATTTATTATGAGTGCTGGAAGATATTCATTTACTATAGAACAAGGTTCAACCTTAAGTTTCCAATTACAATATAAGGATGATACTGGAACTCCAATAAATCTATCCAATTATGGAGGACGAATGCAAATTCGTCCATCTGTGGCCTCTACAACAGTTTATTTATCCTTAAGTAGTTCTTTACAAGCTGATGGAACTGGTCTTAATTTTAGTGGATCTAATGGATCTACCCCACCAACATCAGGCTCAATAGGCCTATATATTTCAGCTGCTACATCTTCATTATTAACATTTGATACAGCAGTTTATGATTTAGAAATATATTCTGGAAGTATAGTAAATCGTATTTTAGAGGGACAAATTAAATTATCTAAAGAAGTAACTCGCTAATGTCAGGACCACATCCTATTAATATTACTCCTAATAATAATGAGGTTGTTTTTAATAATATAAACAATCATATTACTATTACTAACAATGTTGATCACAATGTTGTGGAGGTAGTTCAACCTGTTACTACAGTAGTTGAAGTTAACACAGGAATGATTGGACCTCAAGGTTCATCAATAATAGCCACAACAGGTTCATTTACAGGAAGCTTTACTGGTTCATTTATTGGTAATGGAGCTGGTATATTCAGTGGTTCATTTATAGGAATAGCAGTTAGTGCTAGTTATTCTAATACTTCTTCTTATTCTATTTATTCAGAAACATCATCATTATCTAATAGTTCATCTTTTAGTTCAACATCTAGTTATGTTGTTTTATCTCAAACAGCAAGCTATTATGAAGGTTCTGTAATAAGTTCATCTTATTCTGCTACTTCATCTAATGCTTTAAGTTCTAGTTATGCATTAACTGCTAGTTTTGCATTAAATGGAGGAGGTGGAGGAACATTAGATACAGGTTCATTAGTAACAACTGCTAGTTTTAATACATTTACTTCATCTTACAATAGTGGAAGCTTTACAGGATCATTTACTGGAAGTTTAAATGGAACTTCAAGTTGGTCAAATAATACTTTATCAGCATCATATTATGGAGGTTCAGTTATAAGTAGTTCTTATAGTTCAACATCATCAAATTCTTTTAATGCTGTAAGTTCTAGTTATTCCATTACTTCCAGTTATTCATTAAATCAAACACCACCTTTTCCATTTACAGGTTCTGCCTTAATAACAGGTAGTTTAGGAATTACTGGATCTATTTTATTTTATGATAATATTCCAAACATCCAATATTTAACTGATTTAACATTCCATAATGGTATATCTACCAAGATGACTTTAAACAGTAATGGAGATTTAGGTTTAGGATTAAATGCATTCCCCTATAAGTTTGCAACAATTTCAAATGATAACGCTGATTTTTCAGTTATGAAACTTCTTTCTCAAAACCAAACCCAATATATGGAATTAGGTTGGGCAGGATTGAATTCAACATATTATTTAAAATTAAAATCGGGTGGAGGTCAAGATATAATATTAACTCCTTCAAATAATATTTTACTTCAAGGGAATACTTTTATAACAGGAAGTACATTAATAACAGGTAGTTTAGGAGTAGTTGGACTATCAACTTTAAAAGGAATAAATGATTCATCAGTTGATTATGTTTTAAAATTAGAAAATTCTAGCTCAACAAATTTATTAACTGTAATAAATAATGGTTCTTCATATTTTCAGTCTATTTTAGATGGAGTAGGTAGTGGTGTAGATAATTATTCTTTTAAATCAACAACAGGGGGAGTTAGAATAAGTTATTATAATCAATTAGGTTCAGGAATGAACTTTAACTTTTTTGATAATAATATATTAAAAACCCAAATTACAGAAAATGGTGGATTGTTATCTACAAATGTTCTTAGTAGATTTTCCATAAAAACATTAACTGATGGTAAAACCCATTTTTATATGGGGAGTAATGGTCAAATAGGTGTTGGTGGAGACTTTTTTACAACTGATGCTTCATTTCATATTCAGGGAATTGATTCAGGCTCTTCAAACTATGCGTTAAAGGTAGATAATTTAGCATCTACTCCTTTATTGTATGTCAGAAATAATGGTTTAATAACAATATCAGGAAGTCTTCAAGTAACTGGTTCAATAAGTGGAAGTTTTACAGGATCACTTCAAGGAACATCAAGTTATGCTTTAACAGCATCCTTTGCACTAAATGGTGGGGGTGGTACAATAGATACTGGTTCATTATTGACAACATCATCCTTTAACCAATTTACTTCATCTTATAATACAGGATCATTTACTGGAAGTTTCATTGGTAATTTTACAGGCTCATTATTTGGAACTTCTTCATATGCTTTAGATTATCCTCAACCAATATTTTATTATTATGCTGATACCGCGCTAAATACTCCAGGAGATAATGGTGTATTTTATTCAGGAACATTAAATAACTATGCAGCTGAAACTAGTACTACTTATAGATTTGTTAGTCCTAAAGATAATTGTAGATTTAAAGTATATATGGCTGTTTTTGTTAGAGGAACTTTAGGTTCTGCAGAACCTACTGCTGTAAGTTTACTAAATCTCACTCAAACAACATCAGAAAGTTTAGGAACTATAACTAGTGATAAAAGAACAAATCATTCAATATTATCTATGAGTGCTTTACCTAACAATATTGGTGATGAAATGATTATAAGAGGAACAAATCCAGCATGGGAAACCAATCCAACCACCGTTCATTATGCTTGGGCAATATTAGGATATTAATATGGAATATGAAATAACATCAAATATAATTACCCCTGGTTATACAAATGACCAAGGTATTTTTATCCAAACTGGAGAATCTACATTAAAATATTATGTTAAATATTATGGGGGATTAATGGATGGTCAAACAGAATTTTATGGAGTAGATTTGAATAATCCTATAACCGAATTAAGAGAAGGTTATGCAAAAAAATTAAACAAAGATGATATTAATGAATATAAAAAACATATAATTGACAAAATAGATAAAATAAGTCAAAATAAAATATTTGAAGGTTTTATTTTTAATAACCATAAATTTAGTCTATCTATTTCAGCACAAATAAATTGGAGTAATTTATTATTTCTTCCTGAAAGTATGTTTCCTATAAATTTATCAACTAAAGATGATGATATATTTATTTTAAATTATCAAGATGTTAAGTTATTTTATGGAGCTGCATTGAATGGTAAAAATCAACCATTACAAGAAGGAAATAGTTTAAAACAGCAATTAAAGTTATTAAATACTAAAGAAGAAATAGATCAATTTATAATAAATAATAATTTATAAAATGGAGTTATTGTTACTCATAATATCAAGTATTCTAAAATGGTCATTAAGTCCATTACTTTGGATCGTTGGAGTTATTTGTTCTTATAAACAAAAAGAACATAAAAAATATTTCAAAGATTTAGCAATATCCAAAGATCAATATGGTAATACTGTAGGTAAATATGTTTTTAACTATTGTTTAATAAAATCAAATGGATATAAATTTGGTAATATTGATGAAACTATAAGTAGTGTACTTGGAAAAAACAAAACCACCAATACCCTATCAAAAATAGGTAAACTTTTAGACTATATATTAGATTTATTAGACCCTAATCATAGTATTAAATCAATAGACCACAATATTTATAATAAATCCAAATAATGGCTAATATCCCTATATACCCAGGTTCATCATCATTTTTTCCAGGAAATACTTCTTTCGGATTTTATGATAATGATTATCAATTCCAAACTGATGCTGATAAAGTAGTAACATTTTGTACTCGCCGTTTAGGATATCCAATGGTAGAGGTTGAATTACAAGATTTAAATTTCTATACAGCTTTTGAAGAAGCAATTACTACTTATGGTAATGAATTATATGCATTCAAAATTAAACAAGATTTTTTATCATTAGAAGGAGCTTCAACAGGTTCCAATTTAAATAATACTTTAATAACTCCTAATTTTTCCGGAATCATTCGTTTATCTCATCAATATGGAGAAGAAGCGGGGGTTGGAGGAAAAACAACATGGTATAGAGGAGTTCTTCCTTTAACAGCAAGTGTTCAAGATTATGATTTAACAGCTTGGGCTAGTGCTAGTAATATAACAGGAGGAATAGAAATAAAAAGAATATTTTATGAAGCTGCTCCTCCAAATGCAACATTTTTTGCTGGAATAGGAGTTAATGGTCTTATGGATAGTTTCGGATGGGGTAATTACTCAACAGCAGTGAATTACCTCATGATGCCTCTTAGCTACAATCTTCAATCTCTTCAAGCGATTGATATGAATAATCAAGTTCGTCGTTCTCAATATAGTTTTGAATTAATAAATAATAAACTAAGATTATTCCCAATCCCAGGTGAAATAGGAACCGATTTATCATCTTCCATTTCATCATCAGGAGGATATGCTTTTTTCCAATATGTTAAATTAGATGAAAGAAATGATCCTGCAGCTGGAAATACAAATGGGGGGTTAGTTACAAATGTTTCAAATGTACCTTATACAAACCCAATTTACTCTCAAATTAATTCAATAGGAAGACAATGGATATTTGAATATACTTTAGCACTTTGTAAAGAAATGTTAGGATATGTTCGTGGAAAATATCAAACAGTCCCTATTCCCGGTTCAGAAGTAACTTTAAATCATGGAGATTTAATTTCAGCAGCAACAGATGAAAAAAATAGATTAATTGAAAGATTAAGAGCTTATTTTGATGAAACTTCAAGAACAAAATTATTAGAGGCTAAAGGATTAGAGATAGATAGTACTCAGAAATCATTAACCCAAGTTCCACTAACTATTTTTATAGGATAATATGGCACTTTTTGGACAAGCAAGAGATAATTCGGTCTTCAGACATATAAATAGAGAACTTCTCCGTAATGTAATTACTCAACAAGTTGCTTTATATAAAGTAAATATTGAAAAAACATCAACAAATATGTATGGAGAAGTAACGGGAAAAAGATTTTTTTCAGAACCTCTATTAATAAATTGTTTAATAAAAAGAACTGATCCTAATTTTGAACAAACAGATTTAGGAAGTGATTATAAAAGAACCAATACGTTTTCATTTTTAAGAGATGATTTAGTAGAAGCTAATTTTAAACCTGAATCAGGAGATATAATAATGTATTATAACGATTATTATGAAATAGAACAATCATTTGATAATCAATTATTTGTTGGTAAAGATCCTGATTATCCTTATTCAGATAATCCTCTTAACCCAGATTTAGACCAATTTGGTTATTCAGTTTCAATTAATTGTGTAGCTCATTACATCCCAGCAGATAAATTAGGAATTACTAAAGAAAGATAAAAATGGCTAAGAAAAAACCAACCCCTAAATCTCAAAAAGAAATCTCTAGAGATTTAATTGAACCTTATTCTACGAGTGGACCTGGTTTTCAACCAACAGGAAATCCTAATCAAGATAATGAAAATAATAGAGGTAATCAATTAAGTTTTAAAAATGATGATGTAAAACCATTTTATGTTGGAATTCAAGATATTGATGAAGCTATATTTTATTATTTTAATGAAGTAATTAAACCTAGTGTGATTCAAAATGGACAAAGAATTCCTGTTCCTATAGTTTATGGAAATCCTGAAAAATGGAAATCAATCCAAAAGGATGGATATTATAGAGATAAAAATGGTAAAATAATGTCTCCATTATTAGTATTCAAACGAGACGAATTAACAAAAAATAGAAGTTTAGGAAATAAATTAGATGCTAATCAACCTCATTTATATAGTTCATTTACTAAAAAATACTCCTCAAGAAATTTTTATGATTCTTTCAGCGTATTAAATAACATAAAACCTGAACGCGAGCAATATACCATAGCTATTCCTGACTACGTTAATATAAAATATAGTTGCGTTATATACACATATTATGTTGAGCAAATGAATAAAATTATTGAAGCATTAAATTATGCTTCTGATTCATATTGGGGTAACCCAGAACGATTTAAATTTAATGCTAGAATTGATGGATTTAATACTGTTATTGAAGTTGCTGATGGAAATGATAGAGCAGTAAAAAGTACTTTTGATCTAAAATTATCGGGACAAATAATTCCTGAAATTTTACAACGTGATTTAAATGCAACTAAAAAAATCCCAACCATTACTCATACTACATTTGGAATAGAATCATCCATGGATTTTAACCAAAAGCCTTTATTATAATTTAGATTTTTAAAATATTTATCCATATTTATATTGGAAACCAATCAAATTAACTCATATAAATAATGGCTCAAGAAATTTTATTATCTCCTGGTGTATTAGCTCGTGAAAACGACTCATCTCAGGTATCAACACAACCTGTCCAAGTAGGAGCAGCAATAATAGGTCCTACAGTGAAAGGACCAGTAGAATTACCAACAATAGTTACTTCATATAGTGATTATGTAAATAAATTTGGAGATGTTTTAGTAAGTGGAAGTGATACTTATTCATATTTCACATCTATAGCAGCTTATAATTATTTCAATAATGGAGGAACTTCATTGTTAGTAGCTCGTGTTGTAACAGGTTCTTATACAGCAGCTTCAAGTACTACAATTAGTGCTAGTAATAATGCAACTGCATTTTCATTAAAAACAATTTCAAAAGGTATCATAATGAATAGTTCAAGTTCATTAGATACTAATGGAGCTTTAATGAGTGGTTCAGCAGATAATATTCGTTGGGAAATTGTAAATCCAAACACATCATCTGGAACCTTCAATTTATTAATTAGACAAGGTAATGATGTTACCAATAGTAAAACTATATTAGAAACATTTACTAATTTATCATTAGATCCTAAATCACCAAATTTCATTTCTAAACAAATAGGTGATTATGTTTATAATTATAATGCAACAAATATTCAAGTTGAATTAACAGGTAGTTATCCAAATGCTTCAAGATATGTTTATGTAGATGCTGTTAATATTTTAACTCCTGATTATTTAGACAATAATGGAGTAGCAAAAGTACAATATACTGCATCTTTACCTATAGCAGCAAGTGGTTCATTCATAGGTGCAACAGGTGATTTAAAAAATGGAACAGCATTTTATAATAACATTACAACAGCAGGTAATACACAAGGATTAGATGCTGGTTGTTATACAAATATGATTAATCTTCTTTCAAATAAAGATGATTATCAATTTAACATTTTATTAACTCCTGGTTTAATTAATTCACTTCACACAAGTGCAATTACAACCTTAATTACAAATACTCAACAAAGAGGAGATAATATTTATCTTATTGATCCTGTAATTTATGGAGCAACAGCAACAGCTGCTAAAAATGAAGCTGCATCAAGAGATACTTCATATGGAGCTATGTATTGGCCATGGTGTCAAATTTTAGATCCGGGAACTGGAAAAAATGTTTGGGTTCCTGCATCAACAATGATAGCTGGAGTTTATGCTTATAATGATAAAATAGCTGAACCTTGGTCTGCACCCGCAGGTATTCAAAGAGGTGGTTTAAATAATGTAATTCGTCCTGAACAAAAATTAAGTTCAGCAACAAAAGATACATTATATCAAGGAAAAATAAACCCAATAGCAACATTCCCAGGTGCTGGAATTTGTGTTTATGGACAAAAAACATTACAACAAAAAGCAAGTGCTTTGGATCGTGTAAATGTTAGAAGATTATTAATTGAATTAAAAGGATATATTTCACAAGTAGGAAATAACTTAGTATTTGAATCAAATACAATTGCTACTAGAAATAGTTTCTTAAATCAAGTTAATCCTTATTTATCTTCAGTTCAACAAAGAGAAGGTTTATATGCTTTTAAAGTGGTAATGGATGATTCAAATAATACAGCAGATGTAATTGATAGAAATAAATTGGTAGGAGCTATTTATATACAACCTACTAAAACAGCTGAATTTATTTACTTAGATTTCAATATTACTCCAACAGGAGCAGAATTTCCAGCTTAAATAAAAATTTAATAAATCTCCCCTCAAATTAGAGAGGGAGATTTTATTAATTTCAAATATGTATAATAAATTTAATAAAATATAAAATGTCAGTATTAAGTCCAAACGAAATATTCTTTACCTCTTTTGAACCAAAACAACCAAATCGCTTCGTAATGTACGTAGATGGTATTCCTTCTTTCATGATAAAAGGAATGTCTGCTATAACAGTGGATCAAGGAGAAATAGTTTTAAATCATATAAATGTTTACCGTAAAATAAAAGGTAAAGCTAAATGGGGTGATGTAACTCTTACATTATTTGATCCTATCACACCATCAGGTACTCAAGCAGTAATGGAATGGTTCCGTTTACATCATGAATCAGTAACAGGTCGTGATGGTTATTCTGATTTTTATAAAAAAGATGTTACTGTGAATGTATTAGGTCCTGTAGGTGATATTGTTGGTGAATGGATCTTCAAAGGAGCATTTATTAAATCATCTAATTTTGGTGAATATAATTACGATACCGAAAATCAAGCAATTAATCTTCAGGTTGTATTAGGAATGGATTATTGTATAGCCAATTTTTAAATTAATTTCAAAACTTTTAAATTTAAGCTTGTCCTTTGGACAGGCTTTTATTATATTATAAACAAATAAAATTTATGGAACCACAAAAACTTACTCAAGAAGAAATAGATCAATTATCTCAATTGCAATTACGAAACAAAGATTTAATTATAAAATTTGGTCAATTAGAAATGGAAATTCAATCATTAGATATTGTAAAAAAACAATTAATTGAAGAATTTAATGAATTAAAATTAAATGAGTTAGGTATTACAAAATTACTCCAATCAAAATATGGAGATGGAAATATTAATTTAGGAACAGGAGAAATAACTCCTCTATCTTAATATATTTATAATAAAGTTATTAAATAAAAATTATGGAACAAACAAATCAAGAACAACCAAAGTACGATTTTCCAACTGAAGAAATTGAATTACCCTCTAAAGGTTTAGTTTACCCTAAAGATAATCCATTATCATCTGGTAAAATTACCATTAAATACATGGGTGCTAAGGAAGAAGATATTTTAACTAATGAAACATACATTAATAAAAATACAGTTCTAGACAAATTAATGCAATCAGTAATAGTATCTCCAGTAAAATATGAAGATATAATTGCCGGTGATATGGATTCAATTATGGTTGCTGCTCGTATTTTAGGTCTTGGTAAAAAATATGAATTTATATATAATGGTCAAGATGAAGTTATTGATTTAACTACTTTAGAAAATAAAAAATTTGATGAATCATTAATAACTCCAGGTGTTAATGAATTTAGTTATACTTTACCTAATACTGAAAATATAGTTACTTTCAAAATCCTAACAAATGGTGATGAAAGAAAAATTAAAGAAGAATTAGCTGGTTTGAAGAAATTAAATAAAGACGAATCATATGAAATTAGAACTCGTCTTAAATATATTATAACATCAGTCAATGGAGATCGAGATAATAAAGTAATTCGAGATTTTGTTGATAAAAAATTATTATCTGTAGATTCCAGAGAATTAAGAAAATATATTAAATCAATTCAACCAGGTGTAGACCTAACTTTTTTTCCCACAGGGAGAGAACAATCCGCAACCCTTCCACTTGGAATTAGCTTTTTTTGGCCTGACTTCGGAGCTAGCCTCTAGATATCGTTTAAACTTATATAATCAAATCCACCAAATTGTGTTTCATGGTGGTGGTGGATATGATTGGAATACTGTTTATAATATGCCTATTTGGTTAAGAAAATATATTTTTAATCAAATTAAGGAACATTTTGAAAAAGAGAATAAAGGAGCAGAAGATGCACAAAATGGTGGAAAAAATGTGGTTATTGGAAGTGATGGTAAAGTAAAAGATAAAACAGTATTTCAAAACCAACCTCAACCACAATCAACCCCTGTTAGTAAAACAACAACTCCTACTAAACGACCTATTAGCTACAAGTAATCCTTGTAGCTTTTAATATTTATATATGAAATTAAATAAATATGATTAAATTAATAGATTTATTAAAAGAAGCATTATTATCATCTCATTATAGTGATAGAAAAAATGACCGAATTAAATCTTTGTTTCGTAATTGCAATTGAGATAATTGATCTATTTCTTCTTGAGTAAGTTTTTGTGGTTCCATAAATTTTATTTGTTTA